AAGTTGGCGAAGGAGAAGTTATTGGAATTGAGTGACACTGAACGTGCTGCTCTACCGCATCTACGGTTTGTGATTGAGAAGGTCGAGAATCGTCGTATCGTGTCTATGAGTCAACAGATGTGTTTGTTGGAATTAATCACTGTGTTGCAGGCGGCGGGTGCCCAACAAAAGCAGGCTTTCATGGCTCTTGAAAGGGCGTCGCAAATGGCGGTTCCAGATACACCATTGGAGGCTGATGAGAAGTTGGAGGAATTGTTGCGGACGGCGCGTGTAAATATGGCGACGGCAAATGTTGCTGTTAGGCGGGTGTTACCCCGCCCCGGGGCAGCTATTGCCCAGCCAAGGGATCGTGTGGCTGAGTGGCAACGCTCACGTGCGCCCAGGGAACGTGTTGTTGATGTTCCTGCTGGTGAGGAGGTCAAAGTGGTTGCGCAAATGGATGGTGATGTAAAGTTGGAGCGGTTGGAACCTGCTACCAAATTGACGTGGGTGCACGTGTTAACAAAGGGCACAACGCCTGGTGCACCGACAAAAGTGCGCGATAGAGATGAGTTGAAGCTTGGTTTTATGGAGCAGGTGGTTGGTCCTATTGAATTACTGAAGAAGTTGTACGCTATGGCACCATTGGGCGCACCCAACTTCAATTTGTTTGTTGAGCATGTAAGATTATTAGGAGCTGTTTATTTTGCGTCTTGTTTGCAAAAACGGTCGTGTGGGCGTATAGAGTTCGTGTGTGACAAGACCGTACTTGCCTTTGATGTTGCGAAGAAAGATTTGGGTTTTGATGATCAATATTCGAAGAATCAGGCGTTCATCGCCATTCAGAGTATGTGGTATGGGACATGTGCATCCTTCCAAACTTTGGCGAATTGTTTGAATGTTGAGGGGAATGTCCCAGCGACTTTCCTAGACAAGCAACCCGGTTGGATTCCACCAGTGGGCAAGGTCCAATGGGAGAGTAGTGAGATAAAGCAGTTATTTGATTTCATTGGTATAGATAGATATGGACATTTTCAGAACCAGAAGGGTGTCGTGATGGCGGCGTGTGAGTTGTATTCGAGGACCGAGGGTGATTGCCCTTATTTTTTCGTGTATGGGGCTGATCCAGTTGCGGAGGCGCGGAAGTTGTTGATTGCGCACCCTGATGAAGTTGATAAGGCTTATCATCAGGTTCTTGTAAATATGCGTATGAAACAACGTGAGGAGTTGACGTGGCTGGAGAGAGCGCGTATGACGTGTTTCCCTGCAGGTTACCCAGATGGCTTGAAGAAGGGTTTGTTCAAGGTCGATACACTTGTATTGGACGCTATAAAGATGGGGGTGGTCATTGTTGGAGCACTAGCTGCTTTCTATCAAATGGCTAAAGTTCTGC